GACTTGGCGATTGGAGCAGCATTTCGGATTCTGAACAAAGACTAATTAGTCAAATTTTATCTCAAAAAGATCAGTCGATAATTCCAAGCTTCAAACTTTATGGAGAATTGCTACAGAAGCTCGAACTTGAAATTTTTGCAAACGAAATAGCCTACAAAAGCAAAGTAAATAACCTTCTGGATGATATTTGGATATGGTTGGCCCGCCAAATGAGCAAAAACGAAAACCAAGGGCGGATATTTCCGCAGACGTTTCATAGGTTGGATCAAATGCTCAGAGAAAATCTGGCACATCCATGGACGGTAGAAGAAATGGCCGCCATCATGGGCTTGGGTACCACCACATTTACAGAAAAAGTAAAGGCGTTTTCAGGTTTTCCACCGCTCAATTATCTCATAAATTTAAGGATTTCGGAAGCCATAAGGTTATTAAAAAACTCAGACAAAAGCCTTACAGACATAGCTTTAGATACCGGATTTTATTCTTCGCAACACTTTTCCACTACTTTTAAAAAACTTACAGGATATACTCCTGGGCATTTTAGAAAAAATAAATAATTACGAAAGAAAATGGATTGTATCATAACTATAGACATAAATACCTCGGCTGTTAAAATTGCTGCATACAACCTAGACGGAAAACTCGTGGCCTTTAGAAAGGGTTCATTCTCAATACTCTATCCGCAGGCCGACTATAGCGAACAAGACCCCGAACAGGTATTTATAACTGTGCTTTTTGTTTTGAAAGATCTCATAAGAGAGCAAATATTAGGACAAAATCACAAGGTTTTATCTATTGTTTTCAGTGCCGCCATGCACAGCGTGTTGCCCATCGACAGCCGTGGCAATCCGCTAGGAAATGCAATAATTTGGGCGGATAATAGAGCAAAAAAAGAAGCGGACATGATAAAGAAATCTGCGAATGGGGTAAAGATTTACGAGAACACAGGCACACCTATACATGCTATGTCGCCCTTGGCCAAAATCGCTTGGATAAAAACCGCTCAACCCGAACGCTTCAAGAAAACCAGCAAGTTCATATCCATCAAAGAATACTCCACGATTTATAAGTGGGTCATAATCTCCACGAAGAGTTATTCCGCTATCTCTGGTCAGGTACAGGTACGGGGTGCTGCCCTTGTAAATACTAAACGGATTAAGACTCTTATATGTAAAGTAGAATCCATCTTTTCTATATGGATACAGATCATTGCCAAACCTTGTTCCGATTGGCGTTGGGGTGGAATCTGATAGGGCCATGGCTGCGTACTCTAGTGACTTTATTGATATTGGCATATCGTATATGCTAGCTGTTATCATTTGAATATGTGTGACAATTGCTATATCGTCGAATGATATAGATGTTGGTGGATAAATAATCATATTATCTACCACCTCGTATTTAGTGTTAAGCCAGTTATCTCCAGGAACAACAATTCCATTCTTAGGAGCAAGCTCTATATTTGTGAATGACTCTAGTGACCGATTAGCCCCGTCCTCTAGAAGCTGAAAAGTGATATAGGCTTTAACTGGAGAGCCCGAAGTATCGTACCTATAGGTGTTGCTAGCTCTGTTTTTTAAATCATTATAATTTTCAAATCCAGTAAGCAGTTGATTGTCTAATGCATCATAGTCTCTTTGAACTGGATTGGAGTATTCATCAGAGAGCTCCTCATATGACCACGAACTGTTAGTGGTCTCTTGTACAAATATAGATGGTGCAGGATAGTTTATATTTAATTGAATAAAGTCAAGGTCTAATCTTTCATCGCCCTTGGAGTCCTGGACTGTCTTAGCAAAGAAAGATAATGGAATATAGTCTTCCCAAGATGAGTCTGCACCTATGAATAGTCCGAAGCCATTTAGCGAAGTTCCGCAAGAAACATTGTAACTTGCTATATGACTGCTGATAACGCTATTGGCATATTGGCCAAAGGTTCCACCGTCGAGCAAGAACTCAAATACTGTGTTGGTATATAGCCCAGTGCCAGCATCTAGAATAGATAACCCCTCTGATCCATCAACAAAGTTGTCGAAAAAGGCTATGCCATCTTCTGCGAATATAGATGATATCTTATTTAGATTTTTGTCAGAGCACATTCCTATGTGGTAAATATTCCCTAGGAACGTATTTGAAAAATCTTTTCGTCCTCCGATATAAACTGAAACCGATGATAGCTTTCCAAAGAACTTGGCTGCGACCCCACCATAGAAATCTGAGAAATCTTGGAAATCTATCCCAATAACATACTCCTCTCCAGAAAAATACTTTGGCTTAGATACAACTAAGTGCTCTACACCGTATTCATAGACCTTGTAGTCTATGCTGTTTCTCTCTATAGATACCTCGAAATAGTTGCCACTAGATTTGTCCTCCAAAAGTATTATTGACTGACCACCATCTATGACCACCTTTTCCTTACAGGTTACATAGATTCCTTTTGGAGCCTCATTGGATAAAGCCATATCTTCGAATAGTAGGTATCCATTAGTTTCAGACCACTGTGTATTTGGCCTAAGAGAAATAAAGCTAGATGATTCATTTTGGGCTGACTCTAGTGCAACTTGCCATTCGGCTTCTGTCTTGTTGCTAAAGTTCGCTGATGGCAGCTTGTGCTTAGCAAACGAAATAGCATTTCCGTCAACAGAAACGTTGTCGTAAGTTCCCTGTGCCCAGCGACCAATAGATGGGTACATATAATTTTTTGAGTATTTGGCAAATGGATAATCTATAAATATTGAGCTACCGCTATATGAGTTGTTGATGTTTTCTGGGAACTCTACGCCCTGGCCATAAACGAATCTCCTTTTAGCAACTTGATTTGGAACCCTGTATCCGTATATGGCAATACCGTCTACCTCTATTGGAGAAACATCTTCGTATGCCCAGAACGCTAACCAGTCAGCGTCTAAACTTTCGCTGCCAACAGTTACCTGTGGGGCTGGTAACTCTAGAACAGATGAGTCTATAAATGTCTCCCCTACCTCTTCTCCGTTTATAATGAGGCCCACGGAATTAGCTGAGTATCTTATCTGAATTAGCATTGGTCTTGACCATTGCCCAATATAATGTCTAACTACATTATCTCCAATTTTAAGAGACAGGATTGGCCCATTAACATATAGACCATCGGTTCCTCGCAAATTTCCAAAAATTCTCTTTTCTTCTATTGAATCTGAGGCTATCCTAAGCCAGAACTCTAATGTGTAATCTTTGTACTGCCCCAGCTGATTCAAAAATCCCGATCCTGGGATAACCAGCGATGGCATGTTTCCGTTTGGGTATATAGACGTAGTATCTGCAGCTCCAAAAACTAAAGGTATTCCAGAATTCTTTGCTACTAAAGAGTTATCTCTGACAAGGTAGTATCCTGGATTATCCGATAGACCATAGGCCTCTGCTCTAATTCCATAAGCCTGTGCTGCTGCACCAAAGATATTTGTTGGGAGTGCCTGCTTTGCTACTCCAAGAGATGTTGCATTAAACTCCTCCGACCACTGACCAAGATTTACACCATTTACCAAGAACTCGTAATTCTCTGGCTGATCTCCAGCAAAGTATCTTGCTCTTATGATTATCCTGATGCTGGAGTTTTGAAATATTGGCTGAAATGTTTCTGAAACAAAGATCCAGTTATCGTACACTTCGCTTGAGAAAAACTTAGTTTCCTGTACGAGCTCTCCGCTAGATGCGTCAAAGTATTCGTACCCTATGTCAAACCCAGAAACGTATGGCGTTTTTGAATAAAGAAAGGCCCCGATGCTAAAAGTAGCAAGTGTACTGTTTAGGCTAGAAATGGTAATAAGATCTGGGCTAACCATCTCTACCAAGGATTCCCTATCTTCTGGTGAGTCAGCCAAGATTCTTGTGGTGTAGCTTTCTGGGAATGGCTCGTCCAAGATCTCTGGAACATTCTCTGCAGTTCCGTTAGCTATTGTCCACTGAGAGATATCTCTAGACTCTTCATCAATTAGCGATATGTAGTCAGCGGAATCATCCAATGACCATAGGGAAATTGGGTGTTCAGAAAATATTTTTTCTGCATATAGATTAGAAGGATTTGACATAATTCACCACATACAGTTTATCATAAACTAATTAGATAAATGCCAAAAAGCTGGGGACATATATTTCGTCCCAGATAAGATCTCTAGAGATTCGTGATAGAAGGGTGGTATGGATGGGAATATGACTAAACTTCCTGCAGATGGCTTTATCCTTACCCCCTGATCTGGAAAATTTAGCTCACCACCTTCGTAATCGTCATTTAAATAAAGCACTGCTGAAATATTTTCGTTTACAGGATTAGGCCCAGAATCGGTATGTACGCCCATTGAGGCACCAGTAGTATATTTGCTAATACTTATAGGGGCACGCCTTCCTAGGTCAACTGAGAGCTTCTCAGCATAGTCTTTGCCATAGGCAGACAGTACAGAATCTAGGATTAGGTAAACTTCTTTAGTCTCGTCATCTGAGCTGAAGAATTCTGATGGATTGGTAAACTTTCTTTTACCAAAAAAATGGCTATTATCATCATTGGCTGACCAGTCATGCCAGCTAGAAATAAGGCTATTGTCAGAAAGTATTCGGTCAGTACTTTCAATGGTGGTCACTACCTGTTCTGGATTATGGATAATTCCTTCGTAATAAAAGATCTTATCTGCAAAAATTTTAGGGCTTTGCATTGTCCCATTCTTCTCTCTGCTTAGCCTGTTCGACCCTTACCTGAGAGATCTGATTTTCCCACCACTGCTTTCTTTCATCGGAATACTCTGCCTCTGAAAAGTCCCAAAAAGAAACCATAGTGTATCTAGTACCAGACAAGATCTCTCGAACTCCGTGAATATTCTCTACCCCTCCTGGGAATATAATTAGCGAGTAGCTAGATGGCTTAAATTCAATGCTGTGGTCTGGAAAGTAAAGCTCTCCTCCAGAATAGTTTCCATTTAAATATAGGATAGCGACATACTTATTAATCTCAAATGCGTTGGGCTCTCCATGGCTATCTGAATTATCGGAGTGTGGATTTGCAAAACCTCCAACATCCCACTTTTGAGCGTGAAAGGTATTTGGCTTTACTGGTCTATCAAACACTGTCTCTACTGATGACATAAACCTAGCTCTTAGGTCGTCAAATAGGGTAGTTGATAGTCGATAGTTAGATAGGGTTGGATCATATAGCTCTAGCCCCATTCCAGACGAACCATAAAACGCAATGTCTCCCCACCTTTCAGCCTTATCCTCAAAGTACTGAATCATGCCGTTTGCCGTTTCTTGGTCAATGAAGTTTGGAATTTCTACAATTCTATTGTCCTTTATTCCAAGCAGGCTGTTGTCCAATGGCTCATCTTTATAATAAATAAAGTCTTGCAAGCTAGTCATCACTTCTCCTTGTGAGACAAAATAGTCCAGAAGAATGGGCAAGTATATCTTGTTCCTACTAGAATCTCCCTCACACCGTGAACATAATTTTTATCTCCTGGGAAAAAATAAACTCCACCACGCTTTGGTTTAAACTCTATTCCTTGAATTGGGAAGTATAGCTCTCCTCCATCGTAATCATCATTGAGGTAGACGATTGTGGCTATATCATACCACGGAAAATTATTTGGCTTTCCAGCGTTCTCCCCTTCATGCATTTCTTTATCGGCATGTGGGTGTTGATATTGACCAGGCAACCATCTAACCAGTGCTGGAGATGTTGGCTTTGCGTCAACGCTGAAGAAATTATCGATCTCTACCTTGAGCCTCTTAACTATATCCTGAATTACTTCAACGATATGTGGGTTGTTTCTCATTATTGTGGGGTATGTGGCAACCCTGTTATCCCAATAGGTAGACTCGTAGATAACGGTTCCGTCCTCATTATATCTAGTTTGAGTTAGGTCCCAGTCAGAGTTGGCCCTAACGTATGAGTTTAGTTGATTAATTTCTTCTTCTGTAATAAAGTTTTCAATGGAGCCTATCATCTCTGCCCCAGATCCAAAGAACCCAGATGGGGTTATTGATACTTCTAGGTTTGGCCTATTGTTAGTAAATTTTTCATCCATAGTAAATTATACCATGCTACTCATATTTACGTCTTTCCCATACATCATTAAGGTAGATGCCACCGTTAATCTTCCTGTACTTAAAGCTATTTGCCATATTCTTTGACTCTAGCATTGCTGGATTTTCTATGACAATCTCAGACTTCCAATCTTCACGCTTAAACGGAATGATCTGAGCATAGGGTGTTCCAGCTGGAATTACTCCAGTCCAGCCTTCTAGAATAAAAAAAGGCATAGTTCCAGGTAAGTGCACTTTGTCATTGTCAATGATTCCGCTAGTATTCATAAAAGGCAGGTCGAATCTATTGAACGGTTGGGAATATATG